AGGCAAAAAAAAGCCCCACATAAGTGAGGCAAATGGGAGTTACTACGAAATTAGTACGACCAGATAGTCTCTTCTGGGTAATTCTCGATCTCAGGAAAGTCGTCTTGGGTACAAGCATCAATGTGAATAAATCGACCTGAACCTTTCTGCTGTATGCCAATGCGGGTAATGCCAAACGCTATAGCTACAGAAACGAGCTTTACGGCATTTTCTCCGCGACACAATATGTCAACAGCCTTGCCTGATGTGTGCGCCCCTGCGCGTGATTTACGCATCTCTATCGGGTGCTGTGGTGATCGGTAAGCACTAGATATAGCGAATGGAAAATCACATTCAATTCTAATCTTAGTCAGCAAGTCTAAAAAGTCAGGGTCAAACTTGTTCTCGCCTGTGTGTTTACACTTCAATTCTTTATGTGAGAAATACTTGTTCTCTACCTTTTCGCTTTTAGCCTTTGGCTTTTTGCTAGTCATGTTACTTCCTCATCTTCATTATTTTGTCAGCACCTTTGATGCCAAAACTACTACTAACTGCTATAAAAAGCAAATATTGATACCAATCTGGCAGTTCGTTTAAAGCGTTAAAGCCCTCTTTCACCCTATCAATGATAGCAGGGTCATCTACACCAACAGCGTAGCCAATAAAAAACAATGGAAAACTCAAAACAATTACGAAAAATTCATCCTTAAATGACGAATTAGAAGCCTCTGCCATCTTGGTTTCCCAGTCGGCATCATTCTTTATCATGTGCATCTTGGCTTTGTGTTTAGCTTGCTTCTCTTCTGCTTTGTTCTTCATGAAGCCACCTGCTAACTTGGCTACTGGTGCAATTAAATTCATCCACATGGTTGTCTTCTCCTGTTATAGCGGCATGGCTAGTGCATCAAGTGCGCGCCAAATATCGTCATACTCTGTTTTTGCTGTATCCCAATTAGCCTTAATCTGATTTACATCCTCAACAACCAGTTCAGCCTTTGCGACAATGGCTCGCATGGTCTCAATATCTTTCTCTAGCTTAGATACGCTTGTAGTGATTTCTAAGAGCCTTTCTTGTTGAGATGATATAGTTATCAGGTTTGTGCCTAAAGTGGCTAATTTCGCGCTTAATTGGCTTATATCGTTGTCTTTAAGCTGTTGTTCTATCAGTTGTATAGATTCATGCAAAGGTGTTACGTCTGGAACTTGCACTGATTCGACTGCCTCTAGCCTTCCATATAGGCTTGATGCCGTCCACACGCCCCCGCCAATGGTAGAGCCAATTGCCAAGACCACCATAATCCACGCGCCCTTAAATGTCTGACCGCCTATTTTTAACTCGCTGTCTTCAATCATTATTCGCAATCCATATCAAAGAAACAATCGTAGCCCATGCCAATTGGTGATGTTTTATAGAACTCTGACTCTGTACCTAAAGCAAGAATATCTGCCCCGCTGTAGTACAAATCCAAACCAAATGCATCGCTACCATTTAAGTATACAGCAGTGAGGTTTCTAGTTGTGTTGTAGCCCATTGCTACCCACTGCGCCCCTGCATCATAGAAGATATTAACATCCGCAGAGGTTGTGTTCTTATCCTCTATAGATTGCTGTAGGTATTCTACTGCCTCGCTGTTCGCTACGGCTAGGTAGGCGGATGCTTCGTTAGCTGATGTCTCTATCTGGTCAACACTGGTGTTGTATGTGTCTACATCATCTTGATCTATTGTAAGCATCTCTTGATTCTGGGCAACAAAGATTTGCACCTCCTCCTCTTGCTTAGGGGTGCTTGCTGTTTCTGCTTTCTCTGCTACCTGCTGTACTGAGATCATATCCACAACCACTTCGGTGAATGTCTGGATGTGTGTCTCCATTTCCGTTAATGAATCCATTGCCATATTCTCTAGCACTTCTTTGACGGGTGCGCCATAAGGCTCATAGGCGGTCATGTTAGATAAGGCAGAATTATAGGCATTAACTTGCGCCTCACTAATGTGTGCTGTACTTGATAGATTTCCATTAGATAAACCGCCACCAGTGTGCGCGTAATCGGTAGCCGCGCCAACTAACTTAACGCCAGTATTTATTTGATCAACAATAGCAGAACTGCTGTCAATCAGGTTATCAAGCTCATTGCTTTGTACTGCGGTACTTATCGCTAATAGAGATACTATCTTCTTCCACATCTTCGCTCACCTTACCTATTTGGAGAATGCCGTTGTAATACTTCTGATTCTTTTTGTAATCAGGAATATATAGTTCTGGGTTCTGCTTTATCAGCATCAACCCCCGCTTCCCCGCGACTAATCTCCCATTGTTTATAAACGGGCATGGTGAACCCGCTAACAACATCGATTTATAAACTTCCTCGCTCTGGCAGAGCATAGAAACTGCCGCCACTTTTAGCCCAAGAGTAGAAAGCATTCGTGAATATTTTAGCCTTGTACAGTCTACATCTAAGGTGTAACCGCCAGAACTAAAGCCAATAGCCACTGTCTGCACTGAACCTGCTATTCCTTTCAAGCAAGTATCAGAACCATTAGACATAAAGGTTGGGCTTATTGCAGAACCTACTGGGATTTCGCTTGATGAACCTGCGCCGTTGTAGGTGTTTTCGGTGGTGGTACTTGTATCGGTCGTGTTGTTGTTACTGTTAGCTACACTGTTCTCGCCATGATAGTTGTTCAAACTACCCTGCTCATTAGCCTCAACTGTCAATGCTAAAAAAAACAGTAGAAATAGAGGTTTCATTTTTGTAGCGTATCAATTTTCTTGATAACGTGTTTTAAATTTTCATCCATTCTAGCCAGTATAATTTGCTGATTCTGCATCTGTGCTTCTATTTGGCTGATTCTAATATCATGCCTGATTAGCTCTGCTTCGCTTTTATCTAAATCCGCAGATAAATTTGTAGCGAATGCGACCATTGCTACGACCTGTATAACCACTATTACAATTGTGCTAAAAGGTATTTTTGCTTCGCCATTTTCAATTTTCATATTATAAAGCCGCTATTATAAATGCTAGTAATTGTTCGTATCTAATGCCAAGCCTTGTTTTCTCTACTGCAATTTCTCGCAAGTCTTCTTGAACATCATTTAGGCTAGGATAGGCTATGCCATTTTCTTCTGTCTCATACCATGTATCAGACATAAACATAGCGTATCGGTGAGCATCTAAGCCTTCTGATGTAAAAGCATCTTTTAAATCTTGTGCGATTATACCAAAATGAATGCGAGCATTTACACCTTTTTCTGCAATTGCTTCTGTTCTTCGGTATTTTCTTAGTAGAGTTTTGCATTTTGTCGCAACTCGTAACTCTGCTTCGTTTAATTGTTCAATATCTTTTTTTTCATTTCTGTCAGATGATGTTGCTATTCCGCTTGCAAAATACCCTATCGCAAACCTCGAAAAAGAATTACCAACCTTAACTATGTTATCGGTAGTGCTTCCAGTATCTACATCACAAGGCGAAATTGAGCGTTGATTGAATCCATCAAAAAACTTTATAGCACCCTTATTAACACCTATGCATAATCCCGCAGGTGCATTTGTATTGGTAATTGCATTAATCTTACCTGCTATTTGCACAGCTGTATCTTCGTGCTTAAAAGTAAGATGCTCATAGAGGACATTGCTAAGTGCGCCCCTAGATTCTATAGTCAGGTTGCCAAAAAGTGTTTGACTGCCAGACGTACCAATAGAGTCGCTTGTGACATTCACACTAGTGTCTGTGCTAGTCACATTAATAGCGGTTGTGTTACCTGTTACAGATACAGATGTTTCGCTAGGTGCAATTGTGAGGGTCGCAGTATTATCAGACACCGAAACACTGGTTGTGTTCTCTGTAATATCTACAGTTACACCACCTGTTGCTGTGACAGTCGTTACGTTCTCAGTAACTGCAACACCCACTACCTAGTCACCTCTCTTGTAACCTTTGCTTTGCCTTGTAGAATGCGCTCAACTGTCGCATCGCCTGATGTGTATATCTCGACATCGTAAAAATAGTTTCCTTCGCTAAGTGCTGTGTTGCCATTGTTTGCGACTACATCATTTGCCATCTTCATTACTAGCGTACCACTGCTGTTGTAACTGCTGTCTGTAAAATCAAACGCCCAATGCTGTGCGGTATCCATTGAAGCTCGCAAATGCCCTCTAGCAAAATGCCCATCTAAGTTTCTAACTGCATCACCATCTTTAATGACCAGAGTTAGCTTAAAGTCTGAACCTTGATCTATCGTTATATCATATTTGCCTGCGCTCATTTTAATCCTCGCCATCTGGTGCAGTTGGGGGTAGTGGTTTATCTTTATCCACTACGCCAGTGATTTTATATTCTGTATCTGTTTTATTTAAAGCATAGAAGTATTGTAACAGATTGTCGTTTCCTTGTTGCGCTATGCGTAACTCTATCATTGCAGAGTTAGCTTCTTGTTTGGTGTCATGGCGGCTAACTACAATTTCTTCCGAGTACGGGTCTTCTGTTGTTCGTGACTCATATCCTACAATTATCATGATGACTGCTCTCCAATCATTCTGCTCTGCATCAAAACTTTACTTGGCTCAGTTGTTAATGTATCACCAAAAGCTAAGTGTTTTATTCGTAATCTACACTCATAAGTAATTGTTTCAGCACCAAGATACACTTCACTAGTTATCTGCAAAAAATGGTTAAAAGGTACAGTTCGGTAACTTATTTTTCGCGTATCAACTACCGCCCAATCTCCTGATGAAGTAGCCCCAAATGGATGATGATAAACATAAGCATCGCCGCCAGTGGGTACAATTTGCCCGCCTGATGTGGTTACATCGACATACGTTTTTTCTTGTAATTCTTTAAGGCTAAAGTTATCAAAGACTGCATATTGCCCGCTTGTAGATGATGTGGCTTCACCCATAACATAAACAGTAGTGGTTGTGGCAATAAAATCTTTAGTATAAGTTCGGTTGCCAGAATTAGCTGAAAAAGGGTCTGATGATAGAAACGCATTTGCAATATCACTGCTAGTTGAAATGTGTAATTTTGCACCTGACGTATTCGAATTTGTGTAAGATAGCCCGCTAAATCTATATTTCTTACCAACCTCAACAGTCACTGCCTGATAAAAGTATGCTCTGTCTGCGTTAGCATCTTGAGTTATATAAGCAGTTCCTAAATAGTGTGAAAAAGTACCGCCAGAACCAACCCAATTGCTTATGCCAGAAAACCCGCCATTTACAACTAATTCTGATTGTTCAACATTTTGCCTAAAATGTAAGTTTCTATATACCCTATAGGAGCTAATTGCACCAACACTACCGCAACCAAAACGATTAACTACGTTCCCGTTAAATTCTATTCTTTGCATTCCTGTAGATGGAAAGCTAACGTGATACCCTCTACCAATGCCTCTATAGCTTGGTGTATCTGGAACTTTAATTTCCGTCTGCAACTCAACAGATGGGCTTACCTGTCCACTTGTTCCTGTTGCTAGTTTCGCATTGTATTCAATTTTAATATGCCTTCCCTTAACTAAATTTAATTCAGTTGAAGGAAAGTCGAACTCGTGAACAACAGTAAAAGAATTAAAGCCAATAGTCGTATCATCGAAAAAGTTGTAGTATTCTTCCTCAGTTGCACCTGTAAACTTGTTAGCTGTTAGGCTGTCAGTCTTTATTTGGTCAGCAGTCAATGTGCCATCTATGACCATATTGCCTGATATTCTTTTTATATTTTTATTCCAACTCATTTATAAAACCTCAGCTTTTAGAATAACTGATCGCTCTGCTGATTTTATCAGTGTAGTCGGTTGCCCGTCTATTATTTCGCTTTCAGTCCATTCAGCAGTCACTGTAATAGTTTGCTGTGAAAACCCTACGTTAGCCTTATTTCTTAGCAAAGAATATTCTACATATGCATTACCATTGGGCTTTCTAAGGTTTGTACCCGTGAAACCTGCGTTTGGTGTCGTCACACCTGTGCTTGGTATTCCAGTAGTAGCACTAGTAGAAACCCCCCAAGTAACAGCCGACTCTGTATCAATTTGGAATGTATATTTTTGCCCTGCATCAGTCTGCGGAGCTGTGATCGTTACAAGGTCTAGTTCAGCATTAGTATCATCATCAGCATACCCATAGAAAACAATTGCATAGTTCCTTGTGCTAGTAAAAGCTAGAGAATGATCACCATTTGCCGTAAAATTCTGGATGACAATTTGTGTCATTGTTGTAGCATCCATAACTCTAGCTACAATTTGCCCGCTAGTCATATTTGTTATTTTGAAATTTAATTGCCTTTCTTCATTGTCAGTATCTTCAATAAATTGGTAGGCGTAATGATCACCACCAGAATTAGTAAACAATAAAAAATGATTAAAAAATAGCGAACTGAATGTAATCGAGTTTCCCTGAACAGTCCAACCATCGTAGGGAGGGTTAAAATCTCCGTTGGTTACTGCAATTGTATCTGCCCCTTCTGATGTGGGTTGCAATGTTGTTGATTGATTAAGAATCATAAGACTCGATTCGTAAATATAATCTTGAGTGTCTATAACAGCACCTGAACCATCCACCCTAATATAAGAAATTTCTAACCCATCCTCAAGAGTATAACCCGCATCAATAATTAAAGCGGTTAGCTGATCTTCTGTTGGCTCTGCAATTGTTGAGAAAACCTTTTTGTACTGGTTATCTTGTATATCTGGAAACACATCATTTCTTGCAACTACAGCAGATGCTAGTGGTGCGCTCTTGTAACCTCGCAAATTAACCGCTCGCACCTCAAAGAATAAATTTCTGTCCACTTTTGCTCTGCTACTCCAGTGATATTCGTATTCTGTAATGAATGTTTCGTCTGTGTGTCTTATTTGCTGTTGGGGTTGTCCGCCCTGACGTTTTGCTAAAATTTCATAATGGCTAAAATAAGGTTCAGCGGGGTCTGCTCCATCTGACTCTTTTACACCCTGCCAAACTATTCTTACATGGTTATCTTCCTCGTCTGCGTATACTTTAATATTGGTCGGAGCAATTACAGTAGTTCCATCGTAAACGTCAACTTGAGGCGCAACAACAAAAGCAACTGCATCACCCGCAACCCAAGCATAGGCAGATGCATTATTTTCTACTGCTTTAATAGAAACAATTAATCCGCGCTCAGGGTCTGGCAATAGCTGTAGACTCGTAACTTCGAACTCTTTGTTTGTCCAACTAAAACGAGCATAATTAATTTTAATATTATCACCGACCGCGTATTTCAAACCGCTTAGATTTAGCTCAAGGCTAATCGTCATTTGCTGTCGCGATTTCTCCATAACTAGCTTTGCGATTCTTTGCGCCCTGACGTTATTAGTTGTCATCGCTAGAGTCATATTAAGCGGCATTTCTTGCCCGTCTTCAGTTATGTAAGAGGCATTTTTCTGTACAGGGTAATCAGCAACAACATAATCGTTTTCTTCTGAGATGAATTGCCCTTTGACTGTATTGTGCTGAGATTTCCTGCTTCGCTTTGTGCTTACCTGTATCGGAGAAACAATCATGGACGTATCAACTGCATCAGAAATAGCTGTGTAATGATTGTGCGCTATGATCGAAAACTTGCCATTATAGTAACTAACCGAACCTATCATGCTTGAAAGTATAGACTCTAGGTTAACTTTGATATTTGTACCGCTATCTAGTACGCCATCACATTCAAAGGCTTTCTGTGTTGCACCTGTAATTGTTACTGTAGCATCGCAAATGTTTGCAGATGCAATTACTGATGCTGTGTCTATGTTTGCCGCGCTTTCACCTAAACCATATTCAGTATCTAATAGGTAATCATAAGCAATAAGGGCGGGGTTGTTGCTGTATGCTGTAGATGCGCTTCTAGGGTCTAAAACTTTTTTGCCTTTTACAACAAAAGAAACATTTGGAACGCCCGAAACATAAATCTCAGCATTATAATCTAGCCTTACATAAACGTAAGCAGTGCCTAGTAGTTTGTGGTCGCTAGTGAAACCAGTTGCCGCATCTACTAAAGTGCTGTCTGCCGCTGTCTGGTCGCCCTTGTGAAAACTCAACAGACAATGGTCTTCCCAATCTATTGTGCCATCATCAATGTAGCTTCCGCTTTCCCATACTTTTCTATCACCAAAATATACCTGCTCGTAACTCTCTATTTCATGTCCCGCAACCGCAATAACTAAATGCAAATAGTTGTTGTCTGTGTCTGATGTATTGAAGAAAACAATTGCGCCACCAACTCTACACTTGCCGTATATTATTTTTCTAGTTGCCGCAGGATCGCGAACATTAAAATTAATGCCATTCATTGTGTCTAGGCTTGGCTGTGCAAAAAGCTCCCGACTAACTGCACCCAATACTGCATATGTAGCAGTCATCGCTAAAAATGCATGAAATCCAGTTTGCCCAAGGAAAGCCATTGCACCAAAAGCAGTACCACCTGCTATTGTTACGACTGTTTGAACTAATGCTGTGAATGCCGCAACTGCCATAATTAACCTATAAATTTAGAATATAATCTTTCTATAAGCCCGAACTTCATTCTTAATAGTAGCTTATCAAAAGGTAAGTGCGTTTTAGTGTTTATGTTTAAAACCGAAACACCTATTTTTTGCAATTCTGCTGTCGCAAAATTAATCAATTTGTAACCCGTCATCCCTGCTCTACTGTCTGGCTTCACGTATATAATATCGCAATTAGCAAACAAATGATCTTTATAGTGGATGTTTTTTCCTACCGCTACGATAAAATAACCAACCAGTTCATGCTCTTTGCGGGCTGTATATATTTTTAAGTTTCCTGCGTTATACAGTCTGTGATACTCATCCCAATCTGGATTAAGTTTAATTTTATCTTTGTTAAGGGCTACTTGTTCCCAGTGCATTTGAATTAGTGGCTTTATATCCTCACAAATTTCTGTTAATGCTTCTTCTTGTAGCTTCATATTGCCCCCTATTGTAGTTGTTGTTTTGCCGCCTTTTCTGTTTGTGCGCCCCATGTTATATCTTTGTTAGCTATATTTGTGACGTAATCGAAACCCTTATCTGTCGAGTGTACAGCCCTCTGATCTTGGCTTGTGTATCTCCGAACATTTGTTTTATCTAGGCGTATTAGTTTATTTTCTACTGTTAGCTGTATAACAGCAGTACCGCCGCCTTCACTTAATGACATAACATCCATAAAACCTGCAAATATTACTATAGGATTATTAACCAATGCTCCTTGTGCATCTAAAGCACCGAGCCTAATAGTAACAGTTTTACCTTGATAATCTTCCGTTAAAGCCTTATTCAATAACTCTGTTCCGTTTATGCCTGAAAGATTTAGTGTTATTCCTGCCGCGCCTAAGTCTTGGACTTCGTCTACAGGTGACATTTTCAAAAGCTCGCCAACTCCATAATAACTGTTATCACCTGAACCATTATTGTAGACAGTTTCACCGATAATAGTTGAAAGGTAGATTGCAGACGAAAACATTAAATCTACTAAGAATACTGGGCGCACTAAATCTGCGGTAATAGCTTCTTCCATTGCTGTGGCTAAAGTTCTGGACATTAGATAGCCTCAGTGCAAGAAAATGAATAATAGAATAAGCCATTCACATCTGTGTGACTATTCACATCGTTAGTGGATAGTCGCCATACTCCGAGAGGATTAGTAAAATCCAAGCTAGTGTTAGTGGTAGTATCTGTTCGTAATGGGGGCTGTATCTCTACAGACTGATTGCTTCCTGATGCTTTTGCAGAGGTCAGCATATAAAGATGATTGGCAATTGAAAAATAAGTCCCTGCGGGAAATGCATCTGCGCCATCTAAATCTATATTAAATGCCCCTATAGACTCATTATCAACATCAGCAGAACCACTGGCTGTGTGTAAAGGGTGACCCATTAAAAACGTGCCTTTTCGCCCTTCTAAGCCAATAAAAAATGCATCTATACTTCTAGCCTCGGCAAATGTTAAAGGTGCTAACGATACCTCTGCCTCCCATCTACCGCCGCCAAAATCATGCACTTGCTGTGCGTAGGTAAATGGCGACTCTGAAACTGCAACTGATTTCCTATAACGCAAGTCAAAATTCGAGATACCTACGCTTGGAAATGTTAAAGGGAATGATAGTGACATTTAGACTCCTAGCAGGGCTTTGCTGTAGCTACCGCCTCTCGACCTTGCCTCAGCAACAGCCGCCTTAGTTGATTCGTTAATTTGTGGCATCATGCTCTGTATCTCTGCTCTAACTGTAGATTGAATGCCAGTTGTCAGGTTTATAGTTTGATTAACCACAATGCTTTGACCGCCTGATGAACGCATTGATCGACTTGGCTTTGTGTGGTCAATAACTGTCTCGTTAGGGTGGAGCATAGCCTGAAACCCGCCTTTACCATCTAAGCCGCCTGTTCTTGAGCCGTGACCAGTAAACCCACCACCATTACCTATAAACTGTGGATTAAAACCACTCTGAAAATCTGTAGACCCCATAGGCAATTGTGAAGGTGTAGCAGATGTGCCGCCAAATGAACTAGTAAACATATCAAACAGAGGCTTGGTAATGTAATACTGCACAAGCATTTTAGTTAAGCTGTCAACTACATTCAGTGCCATAGCCTTGAAAGAATCGCTTAATTTAGCTGTCCCCTGAATCGCGCTAGAGATAGAGTTTGTAAAAGTATCCATAGTTTTAACACCAAGACTTTGCAGTTGAGAATCTACTGGCTCTATAGCATCTGACCATTGCTTGAATGCTTCTTTCGCATTATTAACACCAGTTATATCTGGTTTTATTTCGGGAAAGTCTGGGACTGCAGAACCTACAGCCTGTTGCACTTCGTTTAACTGTGCAAGCAAATCAGAGAAGTCAAAAGGGGAATATTCCTCAGTTTCAACAGCACTAATTCTATTAAGTTCACCCTGTATTCTATTGATATTTAAAACTATTTCTCGATTAGCATCTGATAGTCTTTCTATATAATTAGAATCAGGGTCAAGAGCCTTAGCAATTGATATTCCTGCTTTGAAGGCGGCTTTCTTCAACCTCTCCAATTCTAGCTCGTTTTTCTTTGTATCAGCACTGCTAAATATATTTCTATAGACTTGCTTTATAGTATGTGCAGTTTCACCAATAACATTTAAAATGCTTTGGAAAACTACAACTATCTTTTTAAAGCCTTCAATAATCTTGTTGGCTATAGTCGCACCAATCTTTTCAAAATCACCACCTGCCGCTTCTTTACCAAACGCAACCAGTTTGTCTGTAACAGCCTGTAGCGCAGGGGCTAGTTTAGCTACTGTTTGGTCTGTCAATCCCTTTAGAAGTGTTTTAAGGCGGGTAAATGAATCGTTAGCATCTTCTACACCCTTTGCCGCAGAAGATGATAAAGTAATACCAAGAGCATCAGCCTCATTCATCATTTCAGTTAAAGCATCTGCACCAAGTCCAAGCGTATTAACTAAGGCTACACCTTCGGAGTCAAACAGCTTCATAGCTAACCTGACCTTGTCGGCGGGTGTTTCTACGCCCTCAAAAGCCTTTGCTAACTCTCTCATCTGCTCATCAAGAGGTAGCTTGAGCATAGCTTTGGCATCTATGTTTAGCTCTCTTAATGCACCCTTAGCTTCACCAGTACCTTTAGCCGCCTCAGCAGTTCGTCTAGTGAATCTCTGCAAAGCCATATCCATTGTTGTTGCGGCAACACCAGTAAGCTCTGCCGCGAAACGCATTTTAGCCAGTGCTTCTGTGGTTGTTCCGATTTTACTTGAAGTCTTTGCAAGGGAGTCTGTTGCATTTAAAGAACTTCTCACCAACAAGCCAAACCCTGCAACACCTGCAACACCTATTAAAGCAGTTTTCATGCTAAATAAAGAAGAGCCAACAGCCTTGATACCTTTAGCGGCAGAGCCTAATGCACCCTTAGTTTTATCAAAGGCTTTAATCGTGATATTAAGATTTTGGTTAGCCATCAGAATCGGAATCCTTTAGTATTTGGAAATATGCCATCCACTCATTAAACTCAGTAACGCTAATTTGCTCTACTTCGTCTATAGTCATGTGAAGCCGATCAGCCAGAGATATTAAATTAAATCTCCAGTGATCGGTTTTTAGTTTTTTGCTAAATCTTCCTCAGACACAATCTCAGCAAACATTTGATTAGCAATTTCAGATATAACATCTGTCTGCTCGCCCATCAGTTCGATCTTATCGTCTGCCGCAGTAAACAACCTATCGCCACTTTGATCTTCTGCTTTCATAATAATCAGATCGACCATAGCGGCAATTGTGGTATTGTTTAAGAAGTTTGGGTGCTTCTTCTGTAGTTGGTTCATATCGTTGCAGGTTATTGGTCTGCAATACAACTTGAACGCTCCAGAATCGTCACCCCACTCAGGCACAACAACTTCTCTTGCCTTAACTTCTCTTCTCTTGCGTAACTCTTTAGCTAGTCCCATGGTTTATACTCCCCTAATTACGCTGTTGCTTCTGTTACTGCTCCAGATACTTGGATTGAAAAACTAGCTTCAACCATACCATCAAAAGAAGTGCTGATTGATTTGCTAGTGACAATACCGCCACCTGTATAGTATTTTTCACCTGTGCCAGTACCAGTCGGATAGATTTCAAAATCAACATCTGCCCTACCATCTAAATCGAGCTGTGCGGGATTAGTATCATCCCAGTAGCATTCAAGGCTTACTGTCGAGCTTTCTAATCCTGCTTTGTATGTACGCGCTGAATCACCGATTGCGCTATCTTCAATAGTGTCTGCTGATGTTTCAATGCTAAATGAACGAACCTCGCCAACTACTGCGACTGAGCCGCCGTTTAATGCTATTTTTGCTACGCCACTGCTTCCTGTGAATGTTGCCATTTGTGTTACCTCATAAAGTTAAAGTGTACCGCGCTGATACTTATACAGTACACGCAGAGTTAAAATTACACCGCCAATCGGTGCTATAGAACCTTCGTCTGTCTCAACACTAATAATCTGTGTATCTAGGGCAACACCGCCTCTAGTTTTGTCAGTTTCAAGACTTTCTTCAACAGCCTCTATGATAGCATTTCTAGCAGTGTCTATCTGACTGCCTTTAACGTAGCATACAAGCTGATAATTAATTGTTGCCATCCTGTGCGATATAGAGCCACCGACAGTATCATTCTCCCTGTCTTCGTCTGAACTCTGCACAAGTATAGCAGGAAATTGAGCATTCGATAGCTTATCAAAATCAAACGGCTCTCTTGTCACATACTTCACTTTTACAGGCTGTCTAATGTCCTGTAGTGTTTCTACCAAGTTAACCGCTATGTCTTCTCTGATGCTCATTTGATGTTCCTAAAGAATATATTTGCAAGCCGTTTCTCTTCTTGCCTGTTAAAGCCAAAGAATGGTCTGGTCTTGTCATTCATAGCCGCCTTTTTAGCTTCTGCGGCTCTAGTAAAAAAGATAGTAGCCTTTTTACTGTCTGCCTTGCTAGTCATAGAGCCAAGCATTCTGCCAGAGAACTGTAAATCTACTCTCTTACCTCTACCCTTATCTCTTCTAAACTTTGCGTACTTCTCAGAATAACTTTTAAAAGCGCCACCTTTGTATCCAACACCATCCTGAGTTCTATCCTCAATGATGTTAATGCCCTCTTGGGCTGTTATAGATAGCGCGCGCTTAAGGCTTTGTTTAACATCTTTGCCTTTCTGCTTTAATGCCTCTTGTACCTTCTTGGCATTGGTCGTGATATTGACCTGCATTATCTACTCAATCTACCGCTATGGATAGACTTCTTCTCGTCTTCTGTTACGACACTATCATTATCAGCATCGTACTCAATACCATCTCTTAGGATACTATCTAACTCTTCGCCATAACGCGACTTATAGAAAGTGATCATGCTCTGGAATCTATCGCCATCAACCCAGTTAGTTAACTGAGGCAATGCGTACTTCCACAACACCAAGTATGATGCACATCGTGTAAACTGTGAGTCTGTCAGGTACGCGCTGTTTAGCTCGCCTGATAACCCTTTCTTATCCCACCAACCTATTCTCAGTTCGCGGATAATATCGTTCTGCGCTTTATCGTGTTCATCGCTGAACGTATCAATGCCTAGCTGTAGAATGTCAGGCACTAGGTTTTGTAAGTCTTTATCTTCTGAAAATGCCATTACCATTTCACCTTGTCAGCCCAGTAAGCCCCAGACATTTTGCCTTTGGCTATGTTCTTTGCATGGCGTGCTTTAAATGAAGCCCGCTTTGCTTTATCTGCCGCTGATTCATTCTTTCTAGGTGGCTTGTTATCTGCACCCTGCTGTCCGAATCTAATCAGCTTAATCTTATCTCCTTCTTTAGCTAATACGGCGTGAGACTTAGTCGAATGACCAGATGTTCTTTTGGGCTTATTATAGCCGCTGAACCTTTCGCCTCTATATGTAATCGCCATATTAACCTCAGAAAAAAGAATAGCCCCCACCTAAGTAGGGGCATTCGTATCGCTTATTAAGACATAAAGCCGTCAGTGATACATTTAACACCATAGGTATCATCTAACTCAGCAACGCCATAGATAGCAGTAGCAACTAACTCAGTGCCTCTGCGTGTAGCGTTACGCTGTGTTTCTAAGTTGAACTCAGTCTTCATTGCAATAGCAAGTGCTTCTGGTGCAAAAATACCTGCAACAGCTTGATTTGCAGTATCAGCATCATCACCAGTACCGCCGACAATGCCATTAGCACCAAGATCAGCCGCAACTGCAATATTGCTTGACTCGTAAATATCAATGCCCGCAATAGAACCAACATAGCCATTTCGCATAGCTTCGTTTTGTAGGTCTCCGCCATTTGGGTTAGCGAAGGTGTTAGTTAGCCCTTTCTTTAGTTCATACGCTTGGAAAGGATGAACTACAGCCGCCAAATTGCCAGTTACTTTAGCATTACGCAAAGTAGCCGCCGCTTTAAATAGATCTTTAACAGTAATCGCCGAACCTACAGTTCCTACTGAACCACTAAAACCAGAGAACAAAGCAATTAAGTCTTTGTCGATCTTAGTAGCGATAGCGTTACCAAGAACAGTGCCAAGCTCATCAGCAGGGTTACCTGCGCCCATAGCCGCAAGATCAGTTAGTAGAACGCTGTTACCTACTTCTGCACAAGTTACTGTTACAGATGAAGTTGAAACGTCAGTATCACTAGGAGCAGTACCTTCATCCAAAGCCGTCGCAGTGATTGCAGGGTATTTAGGAATTTGTACAGATTTACCTGCTTGTCCTGCAATGTTGTACTGAGTTACAAGACCTAGCATTAGGCTTTGCTCTTCAGCAGTGAAACGGGCTTGCGCCACAATGTTTACAAATAGATCGTCTAAAGTTGTTGAATTAGTACCTGATATAGCCATTTTTAAAACCTCAATAAATAGAAAGAAAAATAATTTAGCCTTTCCTCTTCATAGCAGTATAGGCTTCTTTGCCACCGCTATTCCAATTCTCGACCATCCAATCCACCGATTGAGGCTTCGGAGTAGAGCCACCTGTATTACCCATGCTTCCTGCACCGCCACCAGAGGCGCGCACAAAGTGTGGGTTAACAGTTAAAAATTCTGTAACCATCTCATCGACAGATAACAGATCACCTTTATCATTATATCTAGGTGTTCCGTTATTATCTACAATCTCAACAACACCATCATCATTAAGTCTGGTCTTGCCTTTTAAGAGTTGAGTTACTTGTGCTGTATCAACTGCGTTATTCCGACTAGCCGCACTGGTTAACTGTCCATCAATTAACGTCTCTTGCAACCTAGACTTGTAACTGTTGATAACTGCATCTTTCTTTTCGACAGTATTCTTCAAGATAGAATCGAACTCTCCGCGCTGTTTCTGTTGCTCAATCTCAGCCTGTTCCTTTTGAGTAAGTAGCTCTTTGGCTTCATCTAAGTTAATGCCGCCTAGCCGCTTATCAAACTTGCGCTGTTCTCTAGCAATCCGATCAGCTACGATTCGGTCTAGCTCTACTTGTGAAAATGTCTTTGCCTGTGTTTCTACTGCCGCTGTTTCAGTCTCAGCTTCTTCTGTGGTTTCCATGATTGTATCGCTCATGTTGCGTTCCTCACTAGGAGTAGTTGGTGAATCGTTAGTTTAACACAAGCTATTTCTTAACCTTGCGCTTCTTTTTCTTAGGTCTTCCGACCTTGCTTCCGTATGTTCCTGCGCCTTTTGGCATCATTCATCCTCGTCAAGCAAGTTTACAGTTAAATGCACAGCCTCATACAGAAACAGAAACTCATCTAGCTCGTCTGGGTCTATAAGGTCGTACAACCGATCTAACCTCTCCACCACATCATCTGGCAGAGGGTCTTCCTTTATTAGCTTTCGCCCCATATCTAAATATTTACTCATCTATAACTTCTCCTAGTTTGAAATCAAAGCCATCAAATACATCAAGATGCCCTTTATTTTTCTTCATTTCGTCTAGCAGGTTAACTAGCTTTGGGTCTACTAGGTCTTTTCTGCCCATGTTGTACAGGCTAAAACTTTCAGCGAACCATTCGTGATGGTTATATTCACTGTAGCCTGTAGGATACACGTTGTTAGGGTTTAGCTTTTTTTTGTTTTTCTTGTCATAAAATAAATGTGCCAGATACTTTTCTACAGGTGGCTCTGACATTAGCCCCTTGCCGCGCTCTGTACCGATTCTGTTGTATTCTTGGTGCAGTGTGTGTCCGTATTCATGCACAACAGTATTGTTGAACTTATCGACAGGGTCGTCAAAATATCTTGAAGCTAGTTCTGGTCTGTCTTTTAGGTCATCACCGACTCGCCAAGTGCTAGCTGTCTGCGGTCTTATAGACTGCTCCATTCGACTAATGCTTCTATTGACTCGCATTTTCGCACTGCGCTTCTTGTTGTAGTCGTCAGCGTAGCCGTTGTATTCCTCTAAAAGCGCGTAGTCTCTAGTTTCAAAATACTTTGCTTTAGTCTCTGCGTACTTATCTGCTAGCAACTGCATATCATCATCTAAAGCTCTAAGCTTTGCAGTCTCTTTGGCAATGCTCTTTCTTATCTCGCTTTCATCCACGAACGCAGTTGCCGCTCTAGGCTTCCAGTATGATGCGTTAATAGAAAGATTCATATCGCCCATAGACATTGCCGCACTCTTATCGCCTGTTGGTGTGATTGCTCGAATCTGCGGTATCTTGTATTGCTTTGACAGGTCTGCGGTTATGTCTAGCGCGTTATCCACTAGGGTAAGCGTTTCTGCCGAGAATGTTGTCCCTGTAACCTTGCCAGTCTGTAGATTGAACGAATTGACTCTTGTTGTATAGTTTGAGTACTGTGATATTCCCTTTCCCCTAAAGCGCAACATAGGAGTGCCATCACTGTCTACAGGATAGCTGTAAAAGTCTCTACTACCCTCACTAACTGTCTTCCATTGCTCTGGCTTATACTTAAGCTTTTTCTCTGCCGACTTAACTGCCGCCGCTTTAGATAGCTTCTTGATAGGCTTAGTCTGCAAGTCTGTTACTGGCTCTGGCTCTGGGGGTGGTGCAACCTCCTCAACTACCTCCTCAGCAACCTCATCAAATACTGGTCTAAATCTATGCCTACAGTTATATCCCCCTGCTGTAGCAAAGGCATTAGAACTGCTTTTACCTGCCCATTCACCTTGCCAAATCTCGTTAATCTCATCTATTGTGTAGACCTTATCAACGTGCTTTCTGCAAAAAGTTCTGGTCTTACTGTCATCAGAGCCGCGATACTTAAACTTTTCTGCACCTGAGTCGAGGGCTATCTTGGTGTTTACTGCGCGATCAAACTGCATCAACGAATCATGCACCTGCTGACTAGCGTGCCTTGCCATATCCTTGCCGACCACTTCTCTGACCGCGTTAACACTGTTGGCAAAGGTTGCGCCTGTTAGCGTGCTTTCATAAACCTGCTTCGAGATTATATCTAAATGCTCTGCGCCTAAGTCTTCAAACCCCTGAAACGTCATCTGTTGTAGCTGACCGACTACATCTTGGTCTAGCTGTACAATGTCGCCATATTCGCCAAGCATAGTTGCCGCATCGACTGCAACTTGGTCGTAGTCCCTGATAATGCTGTCTACTTCTGTCAGGTAGTCTTCATCGATTGCTTGTCTTAACTCATTACGCGCATTAACTGCCCACTCTAAATCAAACAGCTTGCCATCTTGTAGGGGCGCAGTTGCTACCAGATCAGCAATTCTGTTTTCAAGAGTTACTAAAGACTCGGCTAGTTTCTTCTGATGCGTATCAGCTAGGCTGTCTAAAGCATCAAAGTGATCAGTATCTGCCGCCATTAGACTTGCTCTGTACTACCGCCATCATCACGCGGCTCGATAAGAGTATCGCCACCTGCCACATCCTCAAGACCAATCTTTTCTCTGACCTCGTTAGCTGTAACAACACCTGCATCAATGTGATAGCTATATATCTGGGTCTTTTCTGAGAAGTCGCCAACAGTCTGTGTGGTGATCTCAATCTCATTATGCGCCTTCGCTAGCATATCGTCATCAAGCACTAGATCAGCGATCTTCTTGTCGATCTCTTGTGCTAGGGTCATGGACTTAACGCCTGTGGCACGCATCTGCTGTAGGAATACAAGCTCTTTGTCGTAGTCTCTAAGATCAAACGCATCAGGATAGAACACCTCTACGTCATTGGGTACTTGTTGCCACTGACAAAACAGGTCGAATATCTGCTCTTCTGCTAGTTCTAGTATGTCTGCCTTTTCTGCCAGTTTAGCATTCAGCATCTGGAACTCTGTCTGCATTGCTACGCCTGACTGTGTCATAGCTTCAGTGCCACGCACTGCACCCATGTGAGCCATTCGGTTGATAGACTCAACCTTATCTTTAATAGACTTCATAACAGCATCTAGGTTAGCCCCTGATGGTTGCATCTGGTATGGCTTTAGGTTGCCATCCATATCATCAGGTAAGTTAATTACTGCACCTGCCCCTGCACTAGCATCAGTCTCAAACGTCTTAACCAGTGTTGGGTGGTTACTGATACGAATCAACTGTTCTACTTCTGATAGTTCCTGATAGATAGCTCGTTGCATATACGACACATCAGCGATATCACTTGTACCAATACCGCGTAAAGGCGATCTGTTAGCAGGTAGGAAAACAGCAGGTATCTTGCCTAGTGTATTGTCGATAGTCTCTAGGTGCTCTTCTTCGTTGTTAGTAGCGCGCCAAGTCTCGATAGTATCTTCACGCCATACTCTGTAGTAAACCTCTGTCTCGGTGTTGCTAATGCGATCTACTGACTCTCTGACCTTTAGATAGACTAGCTTATGCCGACCGCTAGAAGTGCGCTCATACTTCCAGTCAAACACGTTCTCTGGTGTGATCAAAGTCATATAGGGGCGAATCTCTTGGTCTAGTTCTTCTGCTCTTGTAGATGCATTAGACTGAGGCTTATCAATCATTAACCAAACGTGCCCATATACGCTAGACCAAACCTGCGCTTGTCTCATGAACGCATTAAAAGACCGACCATCAAGATCAGAATCTTTTAGAAACGGCTGTAGTGCGCTGTTGTTGGCTAGGCTGTTGAATGCTCTGGTTGGCGGTACGCGCCATAGGAAACTAGAGTAGATGTGGACAATGTTCTTGCAGTGGTTGTCCATCGGGGTAAGGTCTAAACGTCTAGCATATTCGTCTTTGTCTTCTGAGATGTAGCTTGTTAGGTAGCCACCCTCTTTATAATCTTCTCCACCCATGTAGCTTCTGAGATAGAAAGACCATCTGAACTTGTAGTCTTCATAGATTGGGTGTGTGTTTTCAATTACGCTGTTTTCCATCAAGTCCACCTAGTAGGTTGCGGGGTGTTATATTCGGTTCTAATTGGGAACAAATACTCTACCAGATAGCCTAACGCATCATTCATGTGGTCAGTGCCATCTTTGTTAGGAATACTTGTACCCTCTTTATAAGTCTGTCTTTCTAAACTCTTAATCGTTTGCTTGCAATTAGGCGAAACAAACAAATGCCGAGTACCATCACCTGACAGTAATCGACTATTAACCGCATTGATTCTATCCCTGACCAATGGGTGAGCTTTCTTCGCCTTAACGCTAAACCCTGCGTTTTGTAAGATCGACAAATCAGTCCGACCACCTGCGCTTGTTTTGCGCTGTCTTGATGCAGGGTCAGGGTAGATAATACAGTGCCTGTTAGGATACCTATCCTTTATCTCAGCAACCATCTCATCTGTGTTAGACCCATACATAACGATTTCATCTATAGCCAGTAAGTCTTGTCCATGCCTCAAGCATATAACAGCACTCATTGGGTCTAGGTTAAAATCCATGCCAATATGTAGTGTACCACCATTGTCCTCGATAGGCTCTACTGATAGCTCTCTACTAAAGGCATAATATATTAAACCTGAGTAGGTGACAAATTCAGCGCAGTATTCTTGGTTAAAAGTGCGCTCGTCTAGATCGTTTCTGGCTTGCTCAATCTCTTTCTCTGGTACGTTGCCGCCTTGCAGTGTTGTGTACTGAAATGAATCCCATCCCTCTGCACCATCTAAACCTTTAGCCCATAGATCGTAGAAATGGTTTCTGCCTTTAGGTGTACCGATAAATAGTGCGCTACCTTGCCTATCAGATAGAGATGGTCTTAGAACCTCATACCATGCCTCTGGGCGCATATCTGCAAACTCATCTAGCACCACAAAGTCTAATGCTCTACCACGCAGGTTGTGTGGCTTCTCTGCACCTTTAAGGGCTATTACACTGCCATTAATTAGCTTAATTGTAAGGGATGTTTCGTTGGTCTTAGCAACATACTCTACTGGAATAGTCTGTATAAGCATATCCCAAGCAATCTCTTTGCTCGCCCCATAGGTAGGGCTGACATACCAACAGTTCCTGTTAGCACCCCCAACAGCGGCTCTAAGTATCTCTCCTGTTGATAGGAACGTCTTACCGAATCGTCTTCCTGCTACTACCGCTCTAAATCTAGAGGGTGAGCAGAAGATTTCACTCTGAGGCTTTGTTAATTGCATCAGGGTGGACAGTTATATTGATAGGTGGAATCTCTTTGACTGGTTCTATGTACTGCTCGCCCCAGTTCTCTCTGTCTCTTGTCTTGAGGTAGAAGATCATAGAAGTATTATCACCTGCTTTAGCTTTCTCAAACAATGCATTAGTGATCTCTTCCATGCCTTTACTTCTCCCCCTTTTTATAGAGTCCATAAACTCTAAATACTCTTCCTGCTTGTTGTACATGGTCGATTCAGATACCCCTAAGCAATCAGCTATCTGAGCTACAGTTAAGCCCCTAGATGCCATTTCTGAGGCTCTAGCGCATATATCTGCATCTGGAATCCATTTGGGTCTTCCCATCTTACATATCAGCTCCGAATGTTTCTCGAACATTCATCTTAGGGTTCTTGATTATTATATCATGCTCTTGTGGGGGTAGTCCTTTGGCGCGACATTCAACCGCATCTTTCCAAAAGACTAATGCTGTTTTGATCTGATGCCCTGCACTAGGGTTCTCGATTAGGCTCTGGGTGATCTCGTCTAGCTTAGACAATAAATCAGTCCATCCGTTCTCTTTACAAGTGTTGATCTTGTTAGTTAGTTCTAGGCTCATCATAGTAGTTACCTCATTATTGGTTCTATCTATCGCCTATATACTATAACTAATGCTTTACAGTCAAGCAATTAATTTTCAGGGTGTTCGTCTTTTCTCATATATCTACCGCCTAAATCGTCATAGGCAATCAATACTAGGGCGATTATCGCCAGTATAAGGATGGTTTTCATAGGGAGGCTCAGGTTGTTAAGGCGGGATTATATAGAGGGCTTAGAACGCAATCTAATGCTTTTTAGCTATGGGGGTTATTACCTGAGTGAATGGTTCGTTTCGTAGCACCAGTGAACCACTCTGGCTAATCAGGCTTTTGGAGGATGCCCGCTACTAGGGGTTACACTATGAAGCTGTAATTACTGCGGCAACCATTACAAATACCGCTAGTAGAATCTTTCCCCTGCTATGTCCGTATACTTCGACAGCTAACCATGCTTTTGCTTTAGCTTTATACGCATCAAACTGCGCTTTTAATATCGCTTTATCTGCCATCTGGTTTACCTCTTTTATTGCTTTTTTAGTTTTTGTCATCTTGCTTCACCCTATTAATTCCAATTATCCCATCAAATCCCATTTCTGCAACCCAGTTTTCGAACTGTGTGCGCTCCTCTTTGTCGTGCGGTATCTCTAGAGGTGGGTATTCGTCTCTAAGTTCTTGCCATTTTCTCGCTAAATCAGTCATAGATTCCATGCTCCCTATCGTTTTCGCCTTTCTGCTTTGCGAACTCATCAAAGATTGCTTCTTCTATTGTGTGTTCTAGGTACAGGTAGATTCTATCTCTAAGGTCGTCAGCAAAGTTACCTAAGTTAACAATGCTATCTAGATGCGTTTCTAACGCCTCTGACCACCATCGGTCATCCTTATCGTACTCATCAGGTGAGTCTTCTGCCATAGCAATGAACAAGTTAGAAACTATCTTGCTTGCTGATGGTGCTTTGCCAAACAGCATTTCTGTGGCTATCTTGCCTACGCCTCTGCTAAATGTTGCAGGGTATATGTCCTCGAACCAAGTTTTGTGACTGTTGAGCCAGATGTAAACAGCTTCATCTAGTGCGGCATCAGGTAGGTCAGACAGTCTAGAATCTTCCTTATACAGAGCATCGTAGTGCTTAGATACAAAGTCCTCATAGATTAACATGATGTAGCACCTCGCAAGCAGTCTTGGTAGTCCATAGTTGATACGATTGCATACATAGCAAACAAAGTAACAGCCGCTAGAATGCCCTTGATACTGTCGCGCTTGTCTGTAGCTTGGCTATCTCTGCGCTTAATATCCATGTACGATAACTGAAATAAATCGTTCATTTTTGCACCTCTTCAAAATATCCATTTGCTTCGCATAAATCGATCAATTTGCTCCATACAGCTTTTTTATAATTAACTGACTGATTAAGCCAAAAATTAGAACGCATTGTCTTTTTAGCATCACGCACTGATATACAGTGCTTGTAGATGTGAAGTGCATCTTCCAAAATTCTATTATTCATCTGTATTTCCCCTTGATTAGTTGCCCCCTTTCGGGGGCGATTAGATTATTTTGCTTTGTAAGCAATAACGTCAATTCCGTTTTCTGGAGTATAGATTCTTGCTACACGACCAACCGCTCTAGAATCGTGTGCTTCGGCAATGTTAAAGCTAAAAGTACCACTATTCCACTGCACCACACCTTTTGTTAGATTGCCTGCTTTTCTGATAAGGTGCTTTTCTCCATTAGACTCAACAGCCTCAAATCTGTATTTACCATTTTTAAGTTCAGTCGCTTCAATTCGGTTAAATTTCATGTGTGTATTCCTTATGTATTTGATTAATGTAGGTGTACTGTAAACCTATTAATATACATTGTCAACACTTTGCATAACTTTATTTCAATATTCCCCTATTCTGTACTCTTCATCCTTGATTTTTTCCTTCAATTCCCTCTGAAATTCTATCACTTCTTGGCGGTTAAACTTGGGTGATGCTCTCCAAGATAGCTTCTGCATCGCCCTGACTCGTCTAGCTCCGTACATATCTTCCATGTATATGCGATAGGCTTCCTGCGTTCTGGTTGTTTTCATACCATAGACATTACAGGCAGGGCATTGGGGGTGAATGTTCTCCTCGAACAGCTTAAAAACTGTGTGCCGTCTGCTGTAGAAGTGACCGCCTTGCATCGCCTTATAGTGATCTACCTTGCCGCAGGTTACGCACTGGCAGTATCCGTTATCGTCTGAGGCTTTGAGCCTGACGTATCTTTGCAATAGCTTGGCGGCTTTCTCTACCTCTTGGGCTACTGTTGCTTTTTTGCGCTTTGCCATTTAATGCTCAGTAGCCTTAACAAGTATAATGGGCTGTGAACCAACTCCCATATCACAATAAGAACAAACACCATAAGCCACAAGATCGCTAGAAGTCCACAACTCAAGCCCGCCACCACAAGTACTACAGAACTCTTTAGTAACTCTGATATCGTTGTCATCAGTTCCATCATCATCGCCCTCTGGGAATTTAATTACTCTGCTCATTTGACTGCATCCACGTTAATTTTTACTCTTGAATCTTCGCCATACTGCTTGTGATAAACGATCGCCGTCATAGATCGCTCTGCACCATAACCTGAATCGCTGTGCCACTGATCGGTAGCTGTTAGGCTACCCCAATGACTGAATTGCATAGAGCCTACTTCTCTGCTCATGTGGTGGTGAATATGCCCTAAGTGACAATATCGGTTCTTACACTGCGACCATTCATCATCTAGGTTGGTTATTACCGCTTGCAGAATCTGCTCATGCTTTATTCTATCACCATGATGGTAGACAAAAAGATTGTTTTCCCATTCCCAGTGCAGGAACTTTGAGTAGTTTTTTAGCACATTAACTCGCGGCTCTCTGTCGTATAGTAGTTCTAAACAACTCGATAGGTGGCAAGCCATATCAGAATCATGGTTGCCGCGAACATTAATTACGACCACTTCCTGATGGGTCTCTAGCATCTTATCAATAAGAATCTGGAACAACCGACCTGCTAGTTTAAACGTCTTTCCAATGCGTGTATCAACGTCCACTGGCGTTCCTGCTGTGGTGGTGTTGGCACTGCTATCAGCGTGAAAGAAATCACCCACGTTAACTAAAACACCTGTATGCGCGTTTCCGACCCTCTTGGCTAGTCGATCAGTCGCGTTAACTAGAATCTTAGAGGCAATCTTCACATCCCAATCATCGTCATCTAGCTTAGTATCTGAGTCCGCAAGCATCCCGAAATGATGGTCGCCTATCAGATACATGGCGCAATAGTCTTCATCTACCTCTTTAGGCGGCTTAGATGGCTTTTTAAGCCCTGTTATATCATCAACCAACCCATCCAGTAGGGCTTCGATCTTCGCCCGCATATCGCGTTTGTGGGGTTCTTGGATAACCCATTGCAAGGCAACTGAGCCGTCTTCTTTGTATGCTGTTGAGATTCGTTTGGCTTCAAATCCCTCTGCGGTTTGGCGTGTTAGGTTTCGGTGTGGTGCTACACCTACGGAGGCGGCTTTGCGCTCTACCAGTTGAATACTGCGGTCGATTGACCTGCGATTAATCCCTAGCTCCTTAGCGGCTTTAGAGTTTGAGCCGTATTCTATTGCGGCTTTTAGGTATTCAATTTGTCTATCGGTTTTTGGTATGTCTAACGCTAACAGTGTTCTTGGGTCAATCTTATCCATTCCCTATTGCTCCTGTTGGTTTTTTAACTCCGCATATTCGCTTTCTCGCGGTATGGTTAGTTTTATCCCCTGCTCACTTGCCCAATGATAGCACTGATCTAGAAAATGCACCATATCGCCCTTTCCCAGTCGGCTACTGGGTTTTACCTGACCGCTGATCTTGGTGTTGCTTATCCTGAAATCATCTGTGCCTAAGAACCTGCGCTTTAGCCAGAGCTTCCATGCCTCTACTGGGTCACCTTCTGAAACCTCAAAACCTTTCTTTTTCATGCCTTTTACGATCTCTCTGCACCACATATGTAACAAAGCATTCTGGTTCAGGCTTCTTGGGTTCTGGTATGGCTCTAACTTAACTGCAAGGGGGGTGGTGAAATCCCAGTTGAGCATATCCTCAATTAGGAACTTCACCTTCTTATTTACTTCATCTTTGTTGTTAAACTTCACAAATGCCCCCTCAGTCATAAAGACCGACTAAGCCACTTTTGAGATAAGTCGTTACCATCCCATTTAGGTTTACTCTTTCCAATATTAACAGGCGTTCTAATTGGTCTAAGATCAATATCAGTTACGACATTTTTTCCGTAGAGCCTCGAATAGAGACTCTTATAGCCAACACCTGCAACCCTAGCGTAATCTTCATACCCGTATGATTTACCATTAACTAAATCAGGGTGCTTGCCTTTATATAAAACTTTCTTTGTACTACCCATTTTTTCTCTCCCCATCCCAGTAAAAGCCATACTTACCCATAAAATGATTGATGGCTCTGTTCTTTGCTTCTACGTTAGCAATCCAAGACACATCTGCTAGGCTGTCTTCAATGTTCCTGTTCCTGATGCTGTGGGTTTTTGATTTAACCTGCGGTGAGCCGCCACGATCTTGCGCTCTGCTCAACCAAGAATTAATAAACCTCTTGATTCCTTTAGGTGTTTTCCTGCGCGTAGGATTAGCATCAAGCCACGACTCCATTGCATTCAGTTCTTGGTAAACATTGATCGCGGGATAGGTCTTTTCCCACTGGATAATGTCTGCCTGATCTGCCTCGTAAGTGTTCCCGTTATTAAGCAACATTGTTATCACCCATATAGTATTCAGCGACACTGCATTTCTCATCGTATCGGTTGGTAACTGTAATCGTCTTCTTCTGGATTGGATGCCCTAGCTTTTTAAGTTCAAAGATTCTAGCGGCTACCCTAGTAATGCCAAGCTCATTAAAAGCATTTAGGCAGGTTAGTTTGTTTCCATCTTCTAAGTACTGTAGAACTCTTGATATCTGTGTCATTTTTGTATCTCCTATGGCTCGGACAAGCCTCGCCTGATTATGTGATTAAATGTGTATTCAAATATATATTCAAAGACACGTTTCACCCTTTAACAACAAAAAGTTAAATTTTAGATCAAAGGGCAAAGCGACTTCGCGGTTAATTCGTTATCGTATCGAATATCTAATCTATCCATCAGCAGAAACCGATCTGCTTTTGGGGCTATGTCAAGAGGGTCAACTTCGCTCTGATGTTTTATTTAAGGGATTCATCAGCCTCTAGCCCGATAACTAAAGCGCGAAAAAAGAAAGGATTGAATTTTACAAGACACTATAAGACTGTGTTAGACTATCTTTTCTCTATCCGCACATAGAGTATTGCAATAATACTTGCATTTGTAAAGCCCCCTTTTTAGGGGGTTTTCTTTTATAGCCCGACAAACTCATCTAAATTGTATTCTAACGCACTGCAAATCTTGATGGCAGTATCTAACCTCACGTTGGTTTTATTGCGCCAGATATTAACCTGTTGCCTGTGAACGCCAACTAACCTTGCAAGCTGTGAACTGTTTACGTTTTTTTCTTGCTGTGCCTTCTTTAAGCACTCGCCAAAATCTATCATTGAATATTCTCCTGTGGTATATTGTCGGTGATGGTTTTCCCCGATCATCACTCCTATGGTTTACCCGCCCTTCGGGGCGGGGTTTTTAACTAGAACGGAATATCATCATCAAGTATTTCATTCTGCTTTGGGTCAGCAGGTCTTGTTGGCTCTTGTGCCACCTCATCTAGATCAGACCAGACAACCTTGCAGTTGCCAAGAATGGGGGTCTGAGTCCCTGCTTCGCGCTCTTCCTGCTTTAACTGCTGACTGATAAAGCCATGATCTCCAAAATCACTATTTTTGTCAGTGTCTAGGTAGGTCGTCAGATCAATATATGCCGCCTTGCTACCATCCTTTTTTGTCACTGTCTTCATGCGTGACTTGTCTATTTTTAAACAATCGATACTTACATTTACTCTTAGTTTCATTTTTACTTCTCCTAGTTAGTTTGCTTCTCGAAATTCTGTGGTTTTCATAATAGCGCGTTCTTGAGTGCTGAACACTCCACCGCGACTGGGGGCAACCCATAGCAGTTGTTTCTCAACATCTGTCAGCTCTTTCCATGCCTCGTTAGCTGTAGAGTAATCATTGGCGGCAATGCCGTCTTTGATAGCTTTAACGCTAGGCAGTAAGTCAACAATCATATCCTGATAGGCTTCCTTTTCTTTTGTCGCGTCAGTTACTTTCTGCGGCTTAACCTCACCCATATACAAGCACATTCCTAGACCATGCATTGCAATCGCCTTAACTAAACAGCGTATACGCGCATCAGATATGTCTCTGCTTGTTGGGTTCTCAACAGCCTTGTTTCTGAAGTCCATAACAGGTAGCCACATTGTAACCGCCTTAGCCTCAACTGTTACTGTTACCTCGACCTCTACAGTGTTGGTCTTGTCGCACCATCTAGGCTCGGTGTAGCTGTAGCTAGAATCAGGATAGTGTTCGCAGAGGGTAGACCAAGCCCACCCCCAAGATAGATAATGCAAGCCGCCTTTAGTGTCTATGTGGTTCGACACATCAATAGCAGATAGCGTTTTCCATACGTTACTCATATTTTGCTCCTAAAGTTTTAGTTATAAATGGCTCAAAGATTTGCTCAGAGTACCAAGTTGCATTGGCTTCTTTAGCATACGTCTCGCCATAGCCTCTGTAGTATTCGTCTGAGTCTTCTCTTGCTTGATGACCATGAACGCAGTCGTACTCACCGCGCTCGTAGTCAGAAAGTTTATTAATGTCTGTCACGTTATAGTCTCCCCTGAATTGATCTTAGTTCCTTAATTCTTCCGCATCTTTCTTTGTATTCAAAAGCATTGAAAAAAAGCATTTTGTCTTTTTCGCATTCTGTAAGATTTTCATCTGCTTCAATTTCTTCGTTTGCTTCTCTAATTTTTGCAAGCGGTCTACTGAGGTCTAAAAAACCATAAACCTCAGCCTCTCTTTTTGCCAATTCTTCTTGAATTTCTATTATCTCTTCGCCAAGTATCTTGATAAGACATTTTGCGTTTTCTACCCTGTAAGCTAAACCATCAAGTTTTTTCTTGCTGTACCCTTTGGGGTTATTAAGTATTTTAGTAAAATCTTTAATTAACTGCTTACGCTCGGCGATACCATCCCTACACTTGTCGATAGCGTTGTTTAAAGTATCGTTGTGATATACACCATAATTGAAGTCTGTCATGTGAATTACCCTTTGTTTGATTGATTAATGTAAAGCGATCATATCACAAGTTTAGAGAAAGTAAAACATTTAATTAACGATAGGCAAAAAAAAGCCCCACATAAGTGAGGCAAATGGGAGTTACTACGAAATTAGTACGACCAGATAGTCTCTTCTGGATAGTTCTCGATCTCAGGAAAATCGTCTTGGGTACAGGCATCAATGTGAATAAATCGACCTG